ATCCCGCGTAGGTGTTCTCGCCCTGGGCCTTGGCCTGGATCGCCTGATCCACCGCGCCGCCATAGTCCGTGGCGTTCCGATAGGCGATCTGCGAGGGCAGTAAACGCACCGCCGATCCACTCGCCAGGAGTTTCGCCGCTTCTTGTTCGGGCATGATGGCGGTCCGGTTCTCGGTGATCGCCTGTCCCGTGTCCTGCAAGGGCTGACCATAGCTGGCGACTTTGGCGATGTCGGCGCCGTACTGGCGTATATTCGCCGCCGCGATCCCCATGCGCCGGGCGAGCGCCGTCTTCATGACGGGGTCGTTGGTGGACGTGGACGCGCCGGACCCGTCCGGGTTGGTGGCGACGGGACCGGTGGGACCAGGGGCCTGGGACGCGGCGAGCAGCGCCGCCGCCTGATCCTGGGCACCCTGCTGGGACCGGTCCATGCCCCCGGGCGCCGTGGTTGACTGGAGCAGTTCCTGGGCGCGTTGATCGGCGGCGACGCGTAACTGGTCAGCGGTCTGGTTCTCGGCGGTGACGGTCTGGTTCTGCCGGTCCAGCGCGCTCATCTGCGCCTGACGGGTCGCCGCCGCCTGCGTGACACGCGCGGCGTTCTCGCGCTGGGCGGTGTCGAACTGCGCGTTGGACTGGTCCCGCGTCGCCGCCATGCGCTGGTTGAACGCCTGATTTTGCGCCTGACTGGTGGCGAGGTTCTGGTCCCGGACCGCCTGGGCCGCGCGGCTCTGCGCGGCGGACGACTGGCTCGCGCCGTAGACCGTTCCGCCCACGCCCACCGCCGCCGAAGTCGCCGCGATATAGGGCGCGGCGGCTGCCATGGCGGCGGAAATCTCCACGCCGGTACACATGTTCGTCGCTCCCTATGGTGTGCTGAGCCCGGCGCTGCTACCGCGCGGGTTGGTCCCGCCCAGGCCGGCGTTTCGGTAGGCGCCGTAAGTGTTGGATATTCCCAGCGCGTTCTGCCCGCTGGCGTAGCTGCCGACGCCGCCCAGGACGTTGGTGAAGATATTGGTCAGCGGGCTCACCGTGGGCACACCGCCCAGACTGGCGATGGTGTCGCCCGCGCTGTTCGTGACGCCCGAGATAGCTTGCCGCGTCGTGTCCAGCCCGGCGTTCACCGCCTGATCGTTCACGCCAGCGATGGGCGGGGCCACGGACTCAGCCGACGTGACCTGTCCCAGGAGGTTCTGCTTCGTGTTGGCGACCTGGGTTTTGAGCGTGTTGGTGGCGTCCGTGGCGTTCTGGGTCTGCGCCGCCGTGGCCCGTCCCGCGTCTTCCTCCAACAAGCCTTGCTGGTCCACCGCCGTCTGGGACGAGCCAAGTCCCTGCCGCGCGAGGCCAAACAGAAGCTGCTTACTGGCGAGGCCCTTCTGGTAGTTGATGTCGTCGGTGGCTTTCTTCATGTAATCAGTATTGTATTGACCAAAGTAATCCGGCGAGAAACGGGCGAACGCGTCGCTGATCTGCTGCGTGCCCTGCGCCAGGAGACCGGCGCGGCCCGTGTCGTAGTCGGACTGGCGTTTGGACTGCGCGTCAGCCTGGGCCTGGAGCGCGGCCTGCTGCGCCTTCTGATCCGCGACCTGCTGCTGGTTGAACGCGTTCTGCTGGTCCGATATCGCCTTCTGCTGGCTCAGTTGCTGGTCGGACGCATCCTGCTGCGCCATCAACTGGTATTGCGCCACCGTCCGGGCACCCCGGTCGAAATACTGTTGCGGTATCCCCGCCTCGGCCCGCTCGATGTTGTTCGACGTATCCCTGTAGTCCGCCATCGGCGGTCCACTGCTTCCACCGCCGCCATGTCCCAGACACATGATCCCGCCTCCACCCCAAAGCCAGAAAGTCCTCACCGCCGCGCCCATAGCCGCGCAGCGTCCCCTCGATTTCACCGCCCAAACTCATGATCCATTTCAGGTTCTGGGTGTTCGACGCCATGACCTGACACTCGGCGCGATGCACCCCGGATCTGAGTACGGCGGGCATCATCTCGTCCAACACATAGCGCGTGAGGGGTCTTATGACCCGGCCCCAACGATTGGTCCCGCAGCCGCAGAGCATACAAACGCCGGGGCGGATCAGCGTCGCGCCAATCATCGCCACGGGCTCGCCGTCCGCCCAGAATGTTCGCCAAAGGTCGTTGCACGCCAGCACCATGACGTAGTCGGCCAGGGTTTTCGGGTCATCGTCCCAGCGTTGCGCGTAGATTTCCCGCGCGTCATGCTCCCGCAGGTTGGCGATGATATGGTCCACCGCCGCCCGGGTGACGGGCTCGCGCGTGACCTCGATCATTTCGCCGATCCCTCCTGCATGTTCAGGTGGATCGCCGCCAATAATGCCGGCCCCGGCGCCTCATGGATCAGTTCCATGCCCACGTGTGTCCCGTAGCCGGCGAAAGGTATGCTCTGAAGCCCAAAGGTATTGTCCTGGACCGTGGCGACCAGTTCAAACGCATCGGTGTTATTGGGCAACATTCCCATGCTGATCGACCACTGGCCCTGGCACATCACGTCCACGCTCTGGATGCGCTTGCGCGTCGTGGGACCGTCCATTTCCATGTGGGGGGTTCGCACCGTGACCCGGGAACTGTCGTAGGTCTGGTTATCCACGCCGCCGTAGAGATAGAGGCTCTGGTCCGGTCCCCGGCAGTAGACCCGGTTGGCGACGACGGCGAACTCCTGGACGACGAAGCCCGGCGTGAACTGCGACCATGCCGTGATGTCGCCGGCGGGGAAGTAGGATAGCGCGTAGATCGTGTCCGCGACGGACAGCCAGTAGCGCCCGGCGATGGGCTGCACGACACTTCTCGCCAGCGCGGCGGCGGCTTCGTTGGTACGGATCGCCGTCGTCATCAGCGGGTCGATGGCGCTGCCCACGTCGCTCACCGACGCCGTGTTGGTGATGGTCAGGGACTTGAGGCTGCGCACGCCCGAGTCAGACAGAAACAAAATATCGCCGGTCCCGAACTGCGTCACGGAATGCGGCGCGAGGGTGCCGATGCGGAGGACCTGTTGCAACGCGTCCAGGGTCGGGTCCGGGTCCAGGTGCCATAACTGCGTGGTCAGGCGGGCGAACACCGCCATCTTGTCGAAGAACACTTCCATCGACAGCGCGTTCTCGTTCTCCGGGTCGTTCAGCCCCACGTTGATGAACCCGGCGCCCGGGTTGGTCGTGCTGGACGGATCGTTCACCGAGGGATCGTTGACCCCGGAGAAGTTCACGTAAGGTCCCGAAGTGCGATACATCTTGGTTTTGTAGGTGCGCGCGTAGGTGCCCACGCTGGGCGCCCCGCCCACTTCGGTCACCAGGACACCGTCGTACCAGATATGACGCGACCCGTCCGCCGCCGTCCCAAGCACGTAGAACTTAAAGTTGAACGCCTCGATATCGTCGATCTTAATGGGCGTGCCGCCCGGCGGCGAGGCCAGTTCGTGCGCGACGATGACGTGCGGCGTGGTGCCCGGCGTCACGGCGCCCAGACTGACGCCGAAGACATGCAGCGTGTCGCCCTGCCCGAAGATGGCGGCGGTGTTGGCGGGTAATGTGGTGGTCGTCACGAAGGCAAGGCGTTTCTCGATTTCACCGCCCGGCGTCAGAACGGCGTTGTCCAGGATGCGCAATGAACCACCCGGAGCGGTCAGCGCCGACTTGCGGACATCCAAACCCTCCTTGAAGTCCTGGATACTAAAAACTTTGCCCACATCGTCAGCCCGAACCGTAGCCCGGCGGGATGTAGTCCAGTCCCACCACACCGGTATCGAACTCGCCCATCGGCGCCCGCGCGTCCCCACCGCCGCCGCCCATCACGAAGGGCTCGCGCTTATGCGAGTACTGCCGCACGCGATGGCGCCGCATGACCTCGTTCGCCTTGGTCATCTTCAGTTGCGCGTCCTTGGCCTCGTCCCGGGCCAGGATCTCGGCGGCGCAGAACAGCACGATCAGATGATCCGGCAGGGTCGCCTGATCGGCGTCGTTTATCATGGGCGTGACGGTTTTGGTCCCGCGCATCCTGAGCCGGCCATCGTGATCCACGGTGGTCACGTCGGGGATCGGCCAGACCTCGAACATCCCGGAGTCAGCGTTGTGCATCCAGCGCCTGGGGGGCCAGGACTGATCGCCGGCCTCACTGTCGTAAAGCCGCATCTCGCGGGGACCGATGCCGTAGGTGACGTTGGAAATCCACATGTTGGAGTTGGAGATCAGCCAGAGTTTGGAGATGTCCTCAAAGGTCAGATCCACCGGGTATTGATAGTATCTTTGGCCCTGGACCATCTCGGTGTCCCGGTCCACGATCAGTTGCGGCCAGTCGTAGTCCCGGTAAAGATCAAGCTGGGTCCTGTTCAGATAGTAGAGCAGCGTGTCTCGGTCGTTGATGCCGTGCGCGACGTTGGTGGAGTGACCCAGTTCAGCGCGCAAATCTGTCAACATGTCCCGCAGTTGCTTACCCATACTGGGCTCCCCGCTGTTGGCTCAGCCATTCACCCAGGTATCGCTGCCTTCGCGCCCGTCCGGTCCTTATGAGACCGTTATGACGCTTGCGGCATGTCTCGCCACAGAACCGCACCGTGATGCCCTTGCGCAGCCCAAGCGGCCCGCCACAGCATCGGCACTTCCCCTCCCCAATGACGGGACTAACCACCGGTCAGGTTCAACCGGGCGGCGCGGGTCGTCCGCGCTGTCAGGTTGCCCTCGCTCTCGCGTCGCATGGCGCCGCCGGCCACGTCGGGTAAGTGATCGGCGGTCCTGGGCGCGCTGGTCCCCTCGCCCCGGATATTGTCCCGGGCGCGGAAACTGGCCGCGTCGGGCATCTCGGGCTTGGGCGCCGCCGTGACCGCCGTGACCACGTCCACCAACCCCAGGGGGTCGTCGCCCAGGTCGTCGGCGTCGTGGCCCGCGATCTGGTCGATGCTCACGTCAGGCGGCGGCGGTTCGTCCTTGTAGGTGCTGACCACGCGCGGCATCGAGGCTGGCATGGTGAAGACATCGAGCGGCTTGAGTATGGGGTCGGGGCTGTCCGGACGGGTCGGTCCCGGGACGTGGATCGGCTCCACGCAAATGGGCAGCGAGCCGTCCGCCATGGGCAACCGGGGCCGCGCGCCCGGGAAGACCTCGGCCACGGCCTTGTCGCCATAGGTGAGTTTCAGGCGTTCCAGCACTTCGGCCTGCGTCGCGTCCCACTCGCAGACCACGTGGATATCCTGGATCGCTTCCTCGCCGTGCAGAAACTGCAGCACGATCAGTTCCGGGAAGACGATGGGCCGGCCTCGGTGCCGGACCACGACCTGTTCGGGATCGGCGGCGAGCGCGATGGAGCATCGCAAAAGTTGGAAGTTCATGGGCACGTCCTTTAAGAAGTCACGATCTCGGAACTGTC